GGTTTGACCAGCATCGTGTGCAACATCAAATACCAGAGCCTGTTTGGCAACAATGGCAGGGCCACGTACCAGAACAGCTACGGAAGTATCAGTAGATGCGGTGACAGATTTATTTTCAACTACGATAGCTGCAACAACTTCTGAGCCGTCTACAGCTGTCGGATCAGATACAGTGTATTTGCCTGTGGCAGTCACTTTACCCAGAACAGAACCTACAGACAGGTCAGTATCAGAACCAATGTTTACAGTTACAACTTCACGACAAAAACCGTGGTCACGGGCATATTCATGCTTCAGAAGGTTGCCCAGCAGCGGCTTACGAGTAGCTACAAGTGCCATATTTAATTACCTCTAATTATTAAACTTTAGTTTTCTTAGCTTTGATAGCGGCCATGACACCACTCTCTTCAGCAACATTTTCTTCAGGCTGAGCATCACTACCTACCGGCTCAGAACCTTCAAGACCCTTAACAACCTGTACAGCCTTCTCTACAAGCTCTACAAGAGCCTTCATATCTTCATTTTCAGAAGCACTCATCAGAGCCTTAGCAACGCATTCAACAGCTTCGCCTTCAACACCCAGCACTTCAAACTCTTTAGCTTTAGCTACAAAGGATGCTTTCTTAGCTTCAGCTTCAGCTTCTTTATAAGCATTCAGAGATTTTTCAAGCTCACTAATCTGAGTAGCAGCCTTTTCAATTTCTTCAGCCTTCTCAGCTTCCCATTTAGCTTTTTCATCAGCAAGTGCCTTAGCAATCATTGCCTGCACATCTGCTGCCTTAATAACTTCTTCAGACATTTGTTTATTCACCTCTTCAGGATTTTTACTGTTATCACTAAGAGGTGAACCCCCCTTAGTATACTTAGTAATATCAGTGATAGTGACATTACTAAATTCTGAAAGCTTCTTAACAATATCTGCTACATTAGCTTTAGCATCATCGTCAAGAGCTTTAAAATCTTCTTTAGCAGACTTCATCAAAGCAACCTTATCTTCAAGCTCATGTTTCCACTCATAAGGTTCTTCACTATCCATCTCAGTTTCATAACCAAGAAGCTTTGCCAGAAACTCTGCATCATCCCACCAAAGGCCAAAGAACCGTCTCAGAAACTCTTCCATAGAGAGTTCAATAGTTACGTCTTTAGCTTTGGTAATAAGTGTTTTGTATTCGTTTGCTGCACCACCTTGATCCTGATGAACAAGTGCTACATGAGCACCTTCACCACTAAAATCAAACTTGGTGAGCTTCCTTTTAGCCTTACTCATCAATCACCTCTACATTTGCCATACAGCCCACTGAAAGACCATTCCATTTACCTGCCTTAACATCTGCCCATAGACTGTCATCAGCAAACTTCCAAGTCTGTAGCCAACTACCAGCTGGTACATCTTGATCACCAAGAGTGATGTCAACAGGGATGATATAGTTCTCAACAATCTTTGCAGTGCCCTCATCAACCATTACTAGATGGCCTAGATTGGCTTTCATACAATTCTCTGCAAAGTTGTAACAGGCTTCTTCAACAGTCTCTCTGTCGTAGAAGTCGCCGTGTGCATCGTAATCAGACTCATCTCTCATAGCCTTCAATACTACGAAGGTTGCCATGCGCTTCTCAGTATCAAGAGCCTTAACAACTTCTACAGTGGGCTTTTCAATCTCTTGTTTAGTTTCTCCAAAGTGCTTATCAAGGAACTTGGAGAATGATTTTAGAATTTCATATTTATCCATTAAGATTCTCCTTGGTAAGCTCCTTCTATAGCTTTATTGAGGGCTTTCTCAATCTCATTATCATCTTCATCTACAGATGTTTGAGAAACACCACTACGTGCGGCAGCGGCTTCCATAGCGAGCCGTTGAGATTGAGCCTGATGAACAACACTAGGAACTTCCAGATACTGATTCTGAACATCACGTTCAGGGAGGTCTGCACGCTTCCTGATAGCATTCTCAAGAGTTGCATCTGTAGTAATGTAGTTAGATGCTCTGTCTAGGAATTCACCCAGATCCTTGAGAGAGTCTTTACCAATCTTCTCGTGAACAAGCTCACAGGTATTTTCACTATCCCAACCATTACGTTCATAAAGTTGTTTGATAGCTTTTCTGTTAAACTGTTCTGAGATGATTTCAAGGTACGCTTCAAGAGACTGTAGGAATGTCCCTACTTTATCGTTAGACAGTGCATAAGAACCTGTAGAGGTGCTGCCCATCAAGAGGAAGTCACTCAACATACTCTGTGCAACTCGATAGTCGTATCTCTCAATGACTTTAGAAGCATCTATGCGACTTGGAGCATTAGATGACAGAAGCTGGAAATCAAACAGAGGCTTACCAGATTCATCTACATCACTAGGAATGATGATGCCAGCCTGTTCGTTGTTTCTAGCGTTCTCTACAACTTTTACGAAATTCATAAAAATTTCGTATTTCTCAGGATCTTCTGTAGGATCAGCAGCAAAGTATTCAGCAGGTAGTTTAAGGAGTGGAAGGCCACCCAAATCCCTTTCAAGACCAACACCTTCGAGATATTCAGCCTTACGCTTCATATACCATGATTGATAGGCATTCTTTAGAATTGATCTACCAAGGGGGTTATTACGTTCAGCATCTGTTCTAAAGTGTAGGAGACGATTGTAAGGAATCTCCACTTTGCTCTTAACGGAGCCTGTTACAGAAGCTGAGTTTATATAGGTTTGTTCAACACTCTTTAGGTATCCACGATCATCAAATTTCCATCCAGTGATAGTCTTTTGAGAACGTGCCGGAAAATCCTTCCAAACAATATTACCCTTATAGATTTTATATGTAGGCTCGTGAAATGAAAATCCATAATCAATGAAGCTAAGAATATCTGCTATCACTTCATCGAAAGACCTTTCGAGATTCTTGAACAAGCTGTAACGTACAATGTCAGCCTTTCGCTTATCCTCATCGGTGGCTTCTAGGTCACCGTAAGGCTTAATATCCCATTCAACTTTGCGGATGTATTGTTTGATAAGAAAGAGAGAACCGCTAACAATGGGATCACTCTTCATCTTATCAAATGTTGTTAATGATCTAGGCCAGCGTATCTCAGCAGCTTGTTCATCATCCAAAAGTGTTGATTGGGTGTAGCGAAGACCCGTCTTCCCGATTTGTCGGGGGACATATTTATCAGCCATACGCTTTCCTTTGAAAATATTTAGGCGGGAATTGTACAAGACACATCTTTATAGGAATTACAAAAGATGTTAATTTTCTTGACAATTGTTGCAATTGCCTCATTAATTAAACATTATATGGTCACAAATCTCATAAGTCAATATGTAAAGAATGTCAATATTGACTTTTTAAAGATTTTATGAATAGCTCCAGATGGACTTCAGAGATGATTCAGAATAGCATCTCATTAATCTTGGTAATGCTTGCAGGGTTGAATCTGAATTTATCTGGAAGTTTTTTGCCGGAGATTAACCAGTTGTAGGCGTCGGCTGTCGCATCGACTTGATCATCTTTCAAAGTTTTACTACCACCTTCAAAGACCTCCAACTCATAGAACCAAGCATCATTCCAATCCCCTTGAACAACTCTTACAAGACCATTCTCTACAGCGTTGGCAAACCCTAAGAATCTTTCAAGTTTACCTTTTCTGGTGTTAGCCTTTATAACATTGTAACCGCTAAGTATCAACGGTTGACTCCAAGTCTGGTAAGCAATCTTTCCTTGCGCACCTGGGTCTAGAGGTATGCCGATTTTGCAATTCTTACCATCGTTGGCAGCAGCAGCCAACATCCGTTCTTGAACGATATGAGGAGGCTCCCTGAACCGTATTACATTCTCTACATAAAAGTAACCGTCCTCACACAGGCTCATTTTGACACCTGCTGTCCAGTCAGGATTTGGGTAACTTTCACTAGGTGTCGTAACTGCTAAGTCATACGCACGAATGGTTTTAAGTCGTCTTGGGACATTCTTTGGAGAGACAACCTCTACATTGGCCCTATTAAAGTACCCAGCCCCTTGCATAGCTGCATGCCAACTCCCTAACAAGAGGCGCTCTTTTTCAACCCTCGGTAGTGCTTCTAGGTTGGCTATATAGTCTGGGTTGTTTTTTAAAAGCGCTTGGTTATCGTAAACATTACCAGCAATAAACGTGTAAGTTTTAGGTTTAATATTATGACCAAACTTGCTTACAAGCTCTTCTCTAGTTTCAGCAAAGTTGATGTTATTCTCTAAATTGAGCATAAACAACATTTTACCTGACTTAGAGCGATCTGGAATGCCAACGCTAAGGTCTAGATATGGTTTCACCCATTTATACAACCAGTGATCTTTACCTTCTGGGTTGAAGGTTAGTCGCATATAGGGTTTTACTTTAGACTTTGAACGCATACGAGAGACCATGTACAATACCTGTGTCTCCGTAAAGTGAGTAGCTTCGTCAACATATTGTCCAATTCTTTCGAATTGGTATGGATCATATCATCATCCTGATAGGATGTCGGACGCTAATGACGTATTACCTGTAAAGATCGTTACAGACCGTCTGATCTCTGCACGTTCCTTAGACGCTTCTAAGGCTTCGCTCAGGATTACCATCACCATTATGTGTTAAGGTTTCCCTGAATTCATCCGATTATTCGATGTGAATTACTTCACAAAGGGGCAAGACTTTACCCAACAAACGTAAGCTGCGCACCCTGCCAAGTCTTTTTATCATCCTCTCTTTCCATGTGCGAGAATTTAATCTTTGCACCAGATGGGAATATTGCCGTAAGCGTACTGTCTTTGAACTCACATCCAAAAGGTCTCCACAAGTCCTTGGCCTCATCCCATAGGGCACCCGGTCTTGTTATGTCTGCTGTGAGCCGCCTGAAGATAACTCCTCGGAAATGAGGATCATTGATATGCCTTAGTATTTCTAAAAGGAGGATGTAGCTTTTACCAGAACCCAGTTAGTCTTGTATTTCTACAAGTGTCGGACTATATCATCATCCCAGAGGGATGCCGGACGCTAATGATGTTTTACACGGTAGGTTCGTACCGCCCCATCTAGTCTCTACACGTTCTCAACACGCCTGCTGAGCTTCGCTCGGGATCACCTTCAACGTCACTTGCTAAGGTTTCCCCGAATTCATCCGGTTATTCGACTTACATTACTGTAAGAAGGGCCAGTTCTTAGCCGCGCCTCCATAAAAGGCTATGTCTGCTTCAGTTGCACAATACATCTCTTGCGGCCCTTGTTGAGGGCGTAGTATAATATTATCACTCATCAGATATTAGCCTCCAGCCTTTACAAGTATTAGCCTTACCGTTTAATATCTTCGACACATTACCTGAACGTACCTTGACCATAAATGCAAATTCGTACCGGCTACCTTTAAATACCTCGCCAGTATTCACATTTTCAAAAGTATAAATCGTTTTATCAGACCCTTTCGATACTTTCTTTATGAAGGCTGGATGCCCACGTAGAACGTCTACAGATATACCAAATTCTCTCGAAAGTTGTGATAATGGTTTTACTCCAGCCAGTGATACACACTCTTCTGGTACTTCTACTTTATTCCAACCACCCATATCTGGAGGTGGGGAGTAATTAGGTTTTTCTTCACATTTGGGTATACCTAGACCCCTTCTTACGTAGCCTACAGTCTCCCTACAACACCCAACCTTGTTGGCAACAATTTGATCATTCACTTTACCAAGCATACTCAGGGTTTCATCTTCAAATTCGTATTTATTATTACCCCTGCCGCCGACAGAGAAGTTACAAAGAGTTCCACCTTGGTCTTTAATTCCATAAGACTTGATTAAATGCTCTTCTATATCGTAACAGAGATCTTCATTGTCTGATCTGAATATTATTTCGACAATAGGTTCTTTTCCGCAATTCCGTATGCTTTTTATCTTTCCTTTTAAAAATCTATTATGGGAACCATAGAGATGCTGTCTATATCTGTCGCCAGACCCCTTACCAACATAAATCGGCTCATTGTTTCGAGGATCTATGTACATATACACATAATGGAATTTTGGAACACTGTTATCAACATCACTCATAAAAATCAGCGTCCTGCTCTATATCTAACGAAGAATTATCAAGATGCTCTTCAAGGTACTTACCTACATCCTTAACTCCAGCGATCTGTTCAGCCTCCCTTTCTGAAAGCTCAATCTTAACACTCGAACCCTTCTCTGGCAGATAAACTTGAACGGTCTGTTTGGTCTCTTCTTGATCTTTCGTTGCAGCACCTACAGGATTACCATCAGAATCCAAATCAACAGACTTGATATTTCCTGCAAGTTTGTGAAGCAGAATCTCTGCTGATTTCATTTTTTGGGCAACAGTGACTTCTTTTGGGTTCCTAATGTTGTAACGCTTTAGAGTGCCAATATCACCCTTCATAATACCTACCAAGAATTCCGCAGGATTCGCCCCAAGGGATTCACAAGCCTGCTGTACACTAATACGATTCTTGGAACCTCTCGGACGCCCTAACGAATTACCACCTTCCTTAACAAACTTCAAAAACCCTCTAGCCTTTGGAGTTCCCTTAGAAAAATCCTGCACCTTTGGATCGTTAGCATTCTTAGTAAAATACACACCAGTCTTGTAATGACTTGCAAGCCAATATTGATGTCCGCCAAGAATTACATACTTACTTATAAGATCCCTATCAAGACCCTGTTCAGCAGCAATATCAGCTACATGTATCTGAACATTCTCCGGAAGGTCATCCCCCGGAAACCTGTCAGGATATATACCATTCTCTATATCTAGTTTTGGTACTTTCTTTGACATAATTGTTAAACTCTGTTTTGAAACTATGTTTTAACCCTATTTACAATTCATATTCTCAAAGCACACTAAACAGAATGCTTTACAATACAATTGAAAAAGCCCTTAGCATTGCACTAAGGGACTTGATGAGGAGGAATCAGAGGTTATTATCAACGTCGCTATCGAACAATACCTGCGCATTCAGACCACTTTCAGATTCCCAGCAGATAACCCGCTGCTGGGGCCGGGACTACTGTGCCGCAGTTTCGATCGCCGTAGTCGCAATCCTCATAACCGATCAGCGGCGTTCGTTTTCTTCTATCCTCCGCCTGAAGGAAGAGGTTTTACGCGCAAGAATTATAAAGGATACTACTAGGAGGGATTTGAGGGGATATTACAAGCTATCTTAAGAAGACTGTCTAAACTGATGAACACACACTAAGAGGAGGTGGCTTGTGCATGTTCTCCACCATAGCTTTCAACGGGCTTAGAAGCTCTCGCAAAGCGTTCCACAGACACTTCTTTAACACTCCTGATAAGGAAGATGTGTCAGCCACATTTAGACAGTCTACCTAAGATAGCTTACATTTTTATTGGCCCGCTCACCAGAACTCGAATCTGGACTAAAGGTATAGAAGACCCTTGTGCTATCCTATTACACCATGAGCGGGTATAATGCGAGCGGTACTCACACTGTCAAGATTTTAAATCTTGTGCCTCTGCCAATTGGGCCACACTCGCTTCAAGGTGTTGTCTTTATATCTCCAGACACTTGCCAATAGTCTCTAAGAGATAATGGTCATTGTTAGACGGACATAGTTTGGCAGACTATCTCCTATACATAACTCAACAACTGGCCTAAAGAGCCTTTTAAACTCATGCTCAGGAGCAACAGTCCAAGGTAGCCTGTACAGAAACGTAGCGAATATCTCTGTACACTTGGATTACTTGAAAGGGTTCCCGATCAACTTAAAACATATTATATGTTTAAGGATTTGTTATGTCAACAGTATAACAATTATAAAACCATAACAAATCTACGTATCAATAATTAATCCTCAAGAAATCCTTGATACACACTCTCAGTATACCTAGCCTCAGTATCCATTCTAAGATCACTGCACTCTTCTTCCATGCGATCTTGCTTATGTGTACGTACAGGGCTGAACATCACCCAAGGGTTTTCTGAAGCCTGTGCAGACCCTGACAAACCATTATACACAGCCCATCCATTCTTCTTAGAGTTATCACTCAAATCAGCACTGTAGTTATGTATCACATCTCTACAAGTATTGCACAAATCTTCCCATTCATCTTTCGGAAAATCCTTTATATAAACACCTACAACGGTATTCATATCACCTTCCCAAGTTGTTGCAGGTTTACGCTTACGAGGTGTCATGCTTGACCCACATGCTACACACCAGAAGTGTGGAGAATTCTTCTTTGTCATTGTAAAGCTCCTTAGAAATCTTTAACACAGGCTATATAGCCTCCTAAAAATATTTATTACACACTATACCTAAACATTACACTATTCGTAGATACTATGTCAAGAACTTTATAAGATTATATATAATATCTGTAGAGAACTTGTACAGTGCCTCTAGAGATACTTAACAATATCTATAAGTAAGAGAGAATACGAATAGTATTCCTTTATAGAAGCATTTATAGATACTCTATAAAGACCTTTAAAGTAATTGTTAAGTGGCTGTGTGATTGCAAGCAATCGTTAACAACACAAATCATTAACAAATCCTTTAAAGGGCAAGCTGACGCTTGAAGTATACATACCGGTAAAAACGCTGTCAATACCTAAAAGCAACTATTTTAATATTATTTCATTTCGTGTTGTATTTCAATAACTTACACCCTTGTGATACCTGTCAAATTGCTGTCTACGACAGGTCTTGACACAATCTCACAAGGGTTATAAAGTCTCTACAAGAGAGAACAGAAGCACACGCTTCCTTTGTGTTCTCTTACTTGTAACACACTTGCTAAGGTGTGTCATCCCATGTGTAATTCTGTGCTACGCACAAATTTCTACACAATGTGCTTGACAGGGCTTAACAAGATACCT